GTACAAGGTGGGTGGACTCCTGATCTAAGTCAAGCATTCTTTAAACAACCTTCGGGATACGATATGGTTGGTACGTTTAATGTTAACCCGCTTGATCCTACAGTTATTGTTGTTACATTTGATCAAGACACTATTCCCCAAAATACAACTATCAACGGTGTTAGTGCTCGAGGAACCATAGATGCAATTATTGATCCGTACAAGTACAATCCCATCGATGTGTATGGAAGTGCTGCTGCAATCCCATTAGGATTACGATTTTTAATGCTTGACGATGTTAACACTAGTCCTAACAGAGGCGGATTTATTAAATACCCAACAGATTCTTCAGACGGTAGTTCTAGAGATCCGTATCGTGGACCAAAGGCGTGGCACGACTTAACCGACAGCGATCCAATTATTCTTGCTAATTCAATAGTAGAATGGGACGGCACAACATGGACTACTGTTTGGGATCCATTAACTGGCGAAAATCCAACGTATATTCAGAACCTTAAAACAGGCATCAAGTATCGTTGGGACGGTGAGCAATGGCTTAAAGCCTTTGAAGGGGAATATGCTCCAGGATATTGGGGTTTTACCTTAGATCCTCAATAAGTAGTTGATGCAACAACGTGCTGGCTTATTATTCCTTTCTAAAACTACAGGTAGAGTCCTTTTAATCTTAGAAGATCTAAAATGGACTGTGCCAACATTCCCTAGAAAAAATTCATTGTTAGAAGATGCAGCTGAACTAATGGCTGATTATTCTAGCGGTCGTATTGTTCCTATTGAATTGTATCTGAGTGAAGATCGTGGATTTGAATACGGTACATATGTCTGTATAGTTGAACAAGAGTTTTTAACTACAGCAGCAAAAACACTAGCATGGAGCAGTCTTGATTATCTGCCCAAGCAGTTGCATAATGGTTTAAAAGCCACACTAAATAATCAGCTAATACGCACAAAAATTGATACTATATTGGAGTTAGAAAATGTTGCCAACAATTCAGTCATCTGAAAAATTCAAAGAAGAATATAACAAATATCAAACTATGATTAATCAGCTTCCTGACGGAACATTCAAAACTGAAACCATGCAGTTGTTGACTAAACTAGTTACCGAAGTCAAACGACTCGATGGTGGTCATGCAGAAATGACAATATCCAGAAAAATGCCAACTATGACCACCGAAGTACGGGAAAACATAGTTGGCATTCGTAAACAGCTAGATCGCAAATATCGCGATTGGCAAACTCGCAATTAAGCCTGCGCTTCACCCCATCTCAAAATAATGTTAGCGTTAACCGCTGACCCTGATACCTTATAGACGTTAATTGCTAATACGTCTGGACCATTCGGGAACGCTCCTCTACCACCAATAGCAGTAGTTGTAAGTTCTTTTAATGATCCTAGTTCTAATGTATC